ATGGAGACATGGAATTCTTTTGATTCCAACTATCCCTCACCTGGTCAATACTCTTCCATCCACTGGACGTATAGCTTATCGTGGCCGTCGTGGTAGACGTTGCCTGCTCTTCGTAGGTAACGAAACCATAATTGATTAGCGATTTGTCTTCGAAGAGGGCATTCATTACATGAATGTACTCTCCGATTCCATTGAACCAATCAATCAACCAAGTCCATGGCACCAAGTCATAGATGTCAGAGGGAGTTGGATCGGCGCCTAGCTTGCGAACCCACAGTTGTTGGCGCAATCTAGGAACATCAAGGGTAGGAAATTCGAAAGTAGCGTTCACCATGCATCTGAGCTCGCAACCAAGCGTGCCAGATGCAGATGGACTTGACTCGCGAGTTTCTCCCGTGAGGTAGTCAAGATAAGCACATGGAGGGCTGTCCCACTTCTCGGTCCAACGCATGTTGGAGCGAAAAGTGGTAGCAAGACCATTGCGAGCAATCAAACGATTTACATCGTTTGCTACTTGCGCTGGTTTTTGCACCACGCCTTGTACCGCTTGGACTATTGACTCCCAACCGAACTTAAAACATAAGTAAGCGTTGGATAAGTCAGAGTCAAGGCCAGACAAACGCATAGAGGAAGCATGATCTTTCAGCAACCTCTTTGCTTTGTCGTCCCAGGCAGATTTGGAGTTAAGCAACTTGCGAAAGTTGTTAACGCCAACAACCGCCTCAAAATCACGAAAGGCACGGACACTTGTGCTAAGAAGTTGAGGAATATCTTTTAATTCCCCAATTTGATAGGCCAAGTTAAAGCGCCGACTGGTAGGTAGACTTTTGCTTACCAGACCAAGACTGTTTTTCTTCATGGCCCTCAAGGCCCGAGCATTGCAGTCTGAGTTCGTGATCAGGTACGTAGGCATGATAAAAGCAGGACCAATCCTAGCATTGGAATAGGTTGTTTTTCCCGAATAGCGCTGGTAGTAACCAGCACTAATGGTAGTCCAGGTATATGCCTCTCCGGTATACTCGTAAGAGAAACCAGAAGATGAGAAATGGGGAACGAAGAGTTCATACTCTCCAAGTTCCGCATTCGCACCTCTAGTTCTCTTAGTTGTATCCCAACAGAAGCCATAAATGGCACCTTGGGTTTCACAATCAGAAATTCCAG